TTTTGAACGCTTATGTTTGTTCCATTTACTGCCATTTTTATAAAATTTTATAGGGTACCTATTTCCCTGTTTAGGTATTTCTTATATATTAAGATCTAAATTATCTAAATCAAAACTTTTAGTTCTTCTTGATTGTTTACGAGCACTTTTTACAGTTTCTTCGTTTTTAGATATTTTTTCTCTCAATGTCTTCGTAGCCTTTGTTTTAGCTTTCTTGTTAATTATTTGCTCTAAATTAAATCCTTTGTACATTAAATAATCTATAGCTAACTTTTTTTCCATTTCAGCTTGCGAGTGATCTATATCACGTTGCGTGTAACCATCTTTAGTTACTGGCTTCGAGAGATAATTAAAAAACTTTGCTTTTTCTCTTTCTGGAACTTGCAATCCTGCAAACTCTTTTGATTCTTTAATTGTCTCTTGCACTCCATTCCAAAAATCTACTTGTTTTTCTTGTTGTTCTTGTAGACTTTTTTGTTGATTTGCTACTAACTGTTCTTTTTCTTTTGCCTGTACTTTACCTAAAGCTTGTCTTGCTGCTTCAGCTTTATTATGTAATTTTCCAGAATCTTCATAGTCTTCAAGCATTTCTTTAATAAAATTTTGATCGTGCCCTTTTTGATGGAAGTAATCAGATAAAATTGCTTTTTGACTTCTAGAGTCATCTTCACTAATTTCCATAGTATTATAATCTAAACTTGGATCATAAGCTGTCATAAATTTTTGAGATTCACCTCCAGCTAACACATAATTTAAATGCTCTTTAACTAGTGGGAATTTTTCAAGAACTTCATCAATTCTATCATCTGCCATCTGAGAAGCTACATCTTTAGTCATTTCTGTTAATCCTTCAGCTGTATCTGAATATTCACCTTCATAGCCTAAACTACTTAATATTTCTTGTACAACTGTAGGTTCAGAAACTTCTTCTTCTGTTTCTTCTTTTTCTTCTACTTCTACTTCTTCTTTTTCTTCTTCAGCCTCTTCTTCGTCATTGTCCTCAATGTCTTCAAGTTCAGCTTCAGGTTTTTCTACTTCTTCTTTTACTTCTTCAATAGGTTCTATTTCATCGATAGAATCCATTGCAACTCCATCACCTGCAATGACTTCGTCAAAGGTAATATCGTCTAATTGTATTTTTTCATTTGGGTCCATATATATATTGTTTTAATTTACAAATTTAAGGTTTAATTTACTTGGTTTTTAATTGTCTATAGTTTTACTTTTTCTTTTATTGTATAACACTTACCAGCATCCATACTTACATTTTTTCTTATATCCTCCTGATTTAAAATTATATTTTATCCCTGCTTTGTATGTAGGTTTGTTTCCTGTTTGAAAATTTACCCCTGCATTAGCACTAAAATTATTTTTCACATATTGTCCTGATAGCCCAAAAGATCCTTCTAAATTTAAATTAGGAGTTCCATATTTAGAAAAACTTTTATTATTAGGATTCCATCCAATATTAGGATTTATTCCCATAGCAGCTTGTAGATTTAAATTTTTATTATTTATAAGTGTAGGATTTGTATAATTATTAAATGCAGTTGAAATAGTATCTGCTTTTAATTCAAGATCTGTTTTACTTTTTGGTTTTTTAGTATTTTTTAATACTAACTTACTAACTTTAAGATTTGGATTATCTTCTTCTGTAAAAATACCTCCTGTTTTAAATTTATTTTTAGTTCTAGCTTTCCATTTTTTTAATTCTAACGCTTTCTTATCAGCAGGTAATTTGTCATAAGTATATTTTACAGTTTGTTCACCTCCTCTTGTTTGAATTTTATAAACAAAAAGTCTTTTATGATTTTTCCCCCAAAATTCAAATATTTCATCTGAAGTTGGAGGAGTACCATCATTTTTAACTAAATTATAAAACTCTTTAGATTCAGTTTTATTTTTATTCATTTTATCTCCTAAAAATAATCCATCTTGATCTTCTCTAGATAAAATGGAAAAATCTGGACTTTCTTTTTTAGCTTCAGGATATATAGTTGGGAATTCATTAAAAGCTCTAGCTAGAGAATCTCTAGTAAATGCAGCGCTTCTATTCATAGCACTACTAGCTGCTCGTTTTTTCCCCATTTCATATTGATAAGGCCCTCTTGCAGGACCATCATAAAATCCAGTTTCTTTATCTCCTGAAACTTGTATTGCATCAGTTACATTTTTAGATTCATGTTCTCCAATAACCTGCATTACATCATTTACATAATTAGTATCTACTTTATTTGTATTATGTAAAAAATTCATCATGCTTTGTCTGAAGCTTGTTTCTTTTTTAGTGGGTGCTAATTTTTTCTTTTTTACTGGTGATTTGCTATAATCAATTTCTAATTTTTCTTGCGGATCTTCAAATCCTCCAAGTCTTTTTTCTGATGCTGCTCCTACACCTACAGCAACTGGTCCTAAAGCCCATGCTTTTGAAATAACATTTCTAAGATCATCATACGTTGTACTAGGAGAAGTATTTTTTAATAATTCTTTAAAATCATCTGGTAGCATTTCTTTACTTGGCCTTCTCCCTGAAACTTGTTCAAAAACTTCTTTTAACATGTCATCTGACATACCAGCTTTAGTGCCGTCCCACTTGTAATTTCTTTTAAACCAATTAGCACCTCTTAAAAGTCTTACTTGTTGTTCTGCAGGTTTAGTCATATATTTAAACTCGCTTGATGTTTTGTTTATATCAAGTGTAGGATAATTTTTATAAACTTTATCCATTCTAGGAGGTTCAGGTACAGGTCTAATATTAGAATACATATCTAGTGCTGCATCTGCTTGCTTATCAGTTACTGCTTCTGATAACTTTTTTTCTATTTTAGCAAGTTCATCTGCTTCTTCTAATGCCTCTTTATATAAAGGAGATGATTTATCAAATTTTCCTGTAGGACTTAATAAGTGTTTTACCTCATGATCAATTACTCCAAATGTATTAGGACTTAGATCTGTTTGTAACCCTCTTCTAATTCCTATTTCTCCAGGTCTATTAACGCTTAGAGGATGTCGATAATAACCTGCCATACCTGTCATTTTAGGATCATTAGGACCTTTAAACTTTATAGGAGCAACTTCTAATTCTTTTATATACTCGTCAACTTGCCTTAAAACGGCTTCTTCAGATTCCCCTGTATTAGCCATTCTTTTAGATATATACTCATCACTTCTTAATCTTTTTATATTTGAAGCTTTTACTTTTGCAATTTTTAGTTTATCTACCTCAGTTAACTTAGGTATTTTATCGCTTACATCTGCTGTACGCAACATATTACTATTAGGGTTTTTTAATTTACTATATGCTTTTCCAATAGGTCCTAATATAACATCATCTATAAGTCCTGGTATTTTTGCTCCTGATGCTGATACTTTCATACTATTTAAAAAAGGAACAGGTGCAGCAAAACCTAAAATAGTTTCACCATAATCTTGAGATTTTTGTTTTTGTTTTGAACTAGCATACATTTGATTAGATGCTCCTGAGATCCACTGTTTATTAGGATTATTACCTATTGCAGGATCGTAAATAGTACCAGAATTTTGTTGAGTTGCTAATCTTATCATTCTTTCTTGATCAGTCTCAGGTGTTATTATTGTTGGGATATTTACAGGAGCAACAGCTGTAGAAGAAGCTTCTGCTGTGTGTAATCCTCCATGAGATTTTACTCCACCTGTTTTTAATAACTGTGGCTCTGCTGATCCTGTTGGTAAATCTTGTATTTGTGGAGATGTATTACTAAAGCTATTTACTAAAGAGTCTTGTCCTATAGGAGGAGTCTCCATACTTACATTATTAACAGGGGAAGGACTAGATGGCGGTATAGACGCAGGTTCTTGTTGAACTTGCTGTTCTTGCATCTGTTCTTGTTGAGGTAAAACCGGTTGACCTTGAAGAGCTGCTATTATATCTCCAGATCCAGATGATTTTACCTGCTCTAGTATAGCTCTTCTATCTTGGTTTGTTAGCATTCTGTTTTGCTATTTCTTTTTTACTTTCTATGTCTTCTCTTTTAAGTTGATTAGAATCCATGTCCCCTCTCATTTTTAATTCTAACTCTTGCTCTTTTAATTCTAGTTCTCGTTTTTTAAGTTCAAAATCTTGAATCATTTTTTCTAAATTAAGAGAGTTAGCATCTGTTTGATCTTTAGACTCTGCACCTATTAAAGCAATTTCAATATCTTTTTGTCTATCTTTTTCATTTTCAATTTTATCAGCTTCTAATTGTTGTTGTTGTGCTTGTAATTGTGCTTGCTGTTGTTCTTGCTGAGCTTGTTGTTGAGCTTGTTCTAATTCTGCATTTGCTTTGTCTGCAAGTTTAAGATTTCTTTTAATTTCAGTGAAACTATCTGAATCTAACATTTCAGCTATATCTCCTGGCTTAGCGCCATTTTGCATCATAGCTTGTGTTAACCCTTTAATGTTTTGTAGTTTTTCTTGATCTTTACCTGCATCAGAAACAAATATACCATAGTTAGTTTCCATATGCTGCATGCTATTTACATCTAAAAAGTCTGTAGTACCATCAGGCATTACAAACATTCCTTTTTTACCAGTTAACCATGCTTCTTTAGAGTAGTCTAGTAAAGCTTGGAAATCTCTTTGCTCCATTCTTTCAAACTTTCTAAATAAATCTTCTGTAATGTGTGACGATTGTAATATAGCTTGTTGTGAAGATGCTTTACCTTCATATGCTCCAATTTCACCTTGTCTTTGTCTACTTACACCAGATATTTTTTCCCACTCCATTAATATAGAGTCTAGTAAAGTAATATATTGACTAATAGTTTTTATAGACATATCCATAACAGATTGATGCTGTGGATTTAATTGTATACCTTCTTTATTATAATCTACCCAAGCAATACCTGTACCTTCTACATAGTACATAAATTTATCCATGTCCCATTTTTTAGGGATCATGTTAATATCAAATTGTGCAATTATATCTTTACTTCTTGCAATAGCAAGCTCTAATCTGTATTTATATATGTTATAATTTAACTGATAAGGTATCCCAAGTTTAACTAACGATATATTTTTAGAGTTTGTATCAGAGTATCTTCTCCCATTAATAGGTAGTTTACATTTAGATGGGTTGTCTATAGATAATCTTTGGTTAAGAATAGGATTAATGTTTATATAAATTCTACCATCTATTCTTGTACCTTCCCATACTTCATTTACCCATTTCCATTCTAATTCTGCTCCTTGTTCTTTTAATTCTTTAGGCATTCTAAATCCATCATCAACTTCTACTTCTTCAATGCTCCCAGTTTCTTGATCTAAGTAAGTTAAAAATCCTATTCTTTTTCTAGACTTCCAATATACATTTACAACTTCAATTAACCTGTTTCTAAATGAGTTTGCATCTTTATTTGATGAGTTAGCGTATAAAAAAGAAATATCACCTTCAGAATGTTTTGGTTCTTCAAGTTCTAGTATTTGTTGTTCTGATAAACTATCATAATATGCATCAATAACTGTAGATGCATGTACATACTTTCTAACTAGTGCCCAATCACCATCTTCTACAAATTCTAAATCTGGATCAAGATCATAATCTACATCTAAAGGATTTAGTACTGAATAATATGGCTCTCCATTTCTTACACCTCTTTGTGTATATGCTTCACCAGTTACTAAATAGTGAAACCAAGCTTTTTGTATTTTATCATAAACTTCTTGTTCTTGCATAACATAGTTTAAAGTTTTTTGCCCTAATATAGCTCTATTGTCTACATAAGAACTTTCAAACATGTCTGCAATATGTTTAGGAGTTGGTATTTCTTCCATATTAGCACCTACGTCTACTCCTTGTGCTTGTACTTGCTGTAAAAAGCTTTGTCTTAAATTTTGTGCTATTGTTTCAGACTTTTCTATCTCTTTTAAAGTAAGGGCGTCTGAATTTTGTACTGTAACAGTATAATTGAGAGGTCGTTTTGATTTTTCCCCTAGAAGAAGGTCAATTATGGGTTTAATAATGGGGTAGTTACGCATTTCAGAAGGGAAGTTCTTACGAGCTTTGCCGTAAGGTTTTAATACGTAATTATAATCTGCCTCATCAATTACACCGTTATAGTAATCATATAATATTTTAAGGTCATTCTTTTGTTTAGAATGTGTTTGACCTGAATTAGAAAGATCTATAAATGCCTCTACACATTCTTCTCCCCATTTCTTATTCTTCTTATTAATCGAGAGTTTTTGTCTCGGTATTTTATCGTATCCCATAATTTACAAATTTACCTATTTTTTTCTTCTGTTTTAGCCTTAATATTAATTACTGCCCTAGTATTATAGATATACCACTATAAGTAATTACAAATATCATAAAGACTATATTTTAAAGTTAATTCTTCCCCTGCTTCTATCTTACGTAATGTTTTTATTACTTTATAATGATAGTCTTCATCTTTATCTAGTAATTCACAGTTAGCATTTTCGTTATGATTAATAAATCCTCCTAATGGAGTCCTAATATAATTGTGTTGAAAGCTTGGGTCGTAAATATGTGTAACACCTATAACTACCTCTCCCGGAATATCTTCTTTTGCTAGGATCCCTGCTCCATGTATGTCTGATGGTCCAATCGCCAAGTATTCTGGTAGAGGGTTATAAGGTTCACAATCTTTTTTTCTATTCATATTAATAATAATTTTGTTCAAACCACTTATCTGTAGCTCTGTCTTCTAATATATCTTTAACTTCTGCATTATACAACTCTCTTGTATGATACATTCCAATCATTAGTGACATTACGCGGTCAAAGTTACCTTTATGATTAAATTTAATTAGTTCTGTCAATAAAGCAGGATCATATATCTTGTGTAAATTTAATAATTTTTTTCCTGACTGTTCTGTACTCCTAACTGTGTTTAGCCAATCTCTTATATATATCTCACCTTGACGCTTCCTTGCTTCTGTCATATGCATACCATATTGACGTTTTACGTTCTTACTTCTTAGTTCTTTTTTATCTAACATCTCAAATTCTTCTTGTAATTTATGCATTTTTCTAAATCTTTTTGCATAAGCTATTACTTCTCCTCGATCATTCTCAAATCCTATCTTACATCCATAATAATCTGCTAACATAAACAAATTTCTGTTATAATCATCTTGTGTATGTGGTCTTCCTACATATGATGCTACAATTATGTCATCTGGTTGTGATACATTGTTAGGTCTTTTTAGTACATATGCTGATCCTAAAGATGTACTATCTGCTGATTGATTTTGACCATAAGGGTCATGACATATTACATATAAATTTACTGGAACTTGTTGTGCTTCGTTTTTATATGGTGCTTCATATATAACAACTGCTCCTGTTTTATCATCATCTTTTCTATGTGGAAATTTAGTTATAGGTTTTAGATCTCCATCTATTTTAAACTTAACTTCTCCTTTTTCATTGTGGTAAAACCTTCCTGCTGT